CCCTCCTCCTGCCACACAAAGTAGCGCTCGGATTTGAGCCGCTTCCCGTGGCTCACCGCCGACGTGACGGCGGTGTGGGCCGCGATGATTGTTTCATACCAGCTCATGCTCTCTTCCCTTCTTTGTCACTGGTGTGGCAATCCGTTCCTAAGCCTCTCTCGGGACCTGTTCGTATTTCACCAGCGTCAGATCGTCGCTGATCGGATACACGTCCGGGACCAGCTGCACCAGGTCCACCCGGTACTGCTCCCCTTTTTCGTCGATCACCGCGTCCTGGCTGTTCACGCCGCCCGCGTGGGGCACGCGGATCACGCGCTCCACGCGGATCTGGTTTTGTTTGGCGTCGTAGTAGCGCCGGATGCCGACGCGCCGCTCCTCATACCGCAGGGAGATCTTCGGCGTCAGTTCCTCGATCGGCAGGTAACCCGGCGCCGCGGCGTCCGACACGGTGAACACGTTGGCGATCCCGTCGTTATAGCACTGCGAGATCTTAACCGCAGGCCGCTGCGGAGCCTTCCAGGCCATAGGCGCCCACCTTTCTGTCGTTCTGCATTCCCAGGATCAGGCTTTGGTAGTTGTTCTCGAACACATCCAGCGCCGCGTCTCGCGCGTAGCGCACATACTCGAACAGCAGGGTTCTCGGAAAGCCGGGGCTCTCATAGTCCCCGGCCGTCCCGAGCTTGCTGTTGAGGTAGGCGACGCCGTCTTCGATCCAGCTGAGGACCTTGCGGTTCGTGTCGGGATCGTCCCAGGTGATGTCCAGGCGATTCCGGACGTCAAGCAGGAGCGCGCTCTGTGTCGCCTCGTCCATGTTTAGCCTTCACTCCCGCCCACGAGCTGCACACGGTAGCTCAGCGCGGCGAGATTGGAGATGTCCAGCACCTGGAAGGCGGTGTTGTCCATGGGCTGGCCGTTGGCGTACACGCGGATGGTGTACACGCGCTCGTCCTCGAGGAAGCGATAGTGGTCGCTGTACTCGATACGGCCTTCCTTCGGGGTACCCGCAACGGCGAAGTACCGGTACGCGATGCCGAGCACGGCCTGGCCCTGCGTCACGGCGAGGGACTGGATCACGGTCATCGGGAAGGGCAGGACGTCGTTGCGGTAGGTGCCGTCCGGGCCCATGATGGTCGTGGCCGGGAAGATCTTGGTGAAGTAGTCGGCGGGGTGCACCAGCAGGATCACATCGCGGACCTGGCGGGGCTTGCCGCTGGGATCGACGGCGATGGTCGCGAGGATCGCGCCCAGGGTCTCAGGCTGCAGATCGGTGATGGGGATGGCGGTCTTCAGGGGATAGACGCCGCCGGTCACGGTCACGTCGGGGCCGACCTGGCGGGTCATGCCGATCGGCTCCTTGTTACCGGTGCCGGCCACGATGCCGTACTCGAGACCGTTGGCCAGCGCTTCATACAGCACCTGGCGCACAAAGTCGTCCAGCCACTCGGGGCCCAGGTCGAGCGCCGCCCGGCAGACCGGCAGGAACGCCGTCAGCTTGAGCAGCATGGTGTCGACCTTCACAAAACCGGCCAGCAGCTCCTTGACGATATCGTCGCAGAGCTCGCCCCACTGGGCTTTCTGGTAGCCGTTGGTGGACATCAGCAGCTCCACGGCGCCGCCGGAGGGCCGGAAGTTGATGCGGCTCAGCAGCGGGTGGCGGGTCTGCAGCTCGTCGAAGACCGCGTTGATCGTGGTGGTCGGGAAGGTCAGGTTCGGGTCGGTCAGGGCCTGCTTGGGGTTCGCGCTCTTCATGGCCTCGATCACGGCCATGTAATACTTGCGCTCCTCGCTGGTCAGCTGGCGCACGCCGCGCTGGGCCAGGATGGCCGCGTCGTGGCTCTGGCGCATCTCCTCCATGCGGGCCTCGTTGTCCGCGGTGAGATCCGCAGCCACGCGCTGCATCATCTCGTCGAAGGCCTTGCTGTAGGCCTCGGGGTCGTTGTTCTTGAGGGCCTGCATCATGCTCTCGCGGATCTGTTCACGGGTCCGCGGCGTCTGGGTGTCGTTGTTCATCATAGGCATGGGATTGTTCTCCTTTCATCGGCTCCCGATTATCGGGGCCCGTGTGTCAAATATGGGCACCGGCCAAAATTGCCATCAGGCCGGGTGTCGCTTTGCTTTCAGGGCTGTTCTTGCCCTCTCGGCTGTCTTCCTCGGCAACCGGGGTCGGCGCTTCCGCCTTTTCCGCCGCAGCAGGGGCCGGCTCTGCGCGCAGCTCGCGCACGCGGGCGGCGATCGCCTTGTTGCGCTGCACCTGCTGTTCCAGTGTCAGGTTGACCTTCTGCAGGATCTCCGCCGCCTTGCTCAGATCGGCGTCCTCGTCCGCAAAGCGGTCCGCAAGGCCGAGCTCGATGCAGTCCTGGGCGGTGAGCCAGGTTTCGGCGTCCATCATCTCCACAAGCCGCTCTTCGCTCAGCTTGTCTCCGGCTTTCTGCAGGTAGGCCTGCCGCCCGGCGTTGTTGATGACGTCCAGGTCGTCGGCGGCCTTGCGCAGCTGCGCCGCGTTGCCGACGGCGCCCATCCACATGTTGTGGATCATCATCAGGGTGTTTCGCGGCATCACGATCTCGTCTCCGGCCATGGCGATCACCGAGGCGATCGAACAGGCGAAGCCGTCGATATACACCGTCTTGTGCGCCGGGTGGCGCTTGAGCTGGTTATAGATGGCTGTGCCTTCAAAGACCTCGCCGCCGTAGCTGTTGATGAAGATCTCAATTTCGCTGGCGTTGGGATACCGCGCAAGCTCCTCGCGGAAGTGCTCCGCGCTGGTGTCGCTGTCCACATATTCGCCGCTCCACCAGTCCCGGTACCCGCCTTCGACATCGCCGTAGATGTAGAGTTGCAGCACGTTCTCGCGGTTGGCGGCCTGCTTGATTTCCCACATGGGTTTGCGTTTCTTATCCGTTTTCGTTCCCTCCTTCCTGGCTGCCCTCGGCCGTGTCGAGGCGCCCGATGTTCTTGGTGATCAGGTGCTCGTCCGCCCAGGGCTCATTGATCGGCTGCTCTCCGGCCGCCCTTCGGATATCGTTAAGGCTCCAGCCGCTGCCGAGGAGTTTCTCGATGTTGGCGGCCTGGCCGAAGAGGTCAAAATGCTGGATGCTGGAGGAGTCCATGCGCAAATAGGAGCCCTTCTGCCATTCGTCGTAGCCGTAGCGCTTGCGCGTCGCCTCCTCCGAGAACTGGTCGCAGATCGGGTCGATCGCGCCGCTCAGGGTTCGCTGCATGGCGTCTCCCGTTGCTTCCACGGATCCCTTCAAAAGCACGTCGGCGAGACCGAAGCCTCTGGCTGTGAAGCTGAAGATATCGTCGATCAGGGCTTTGATGTCGCGTGTGTCCTTGACGCCGCCGGAGTTGGAGCCGACCTGCTCGTATTTGTAGCCGTCAAATTCCGGCAGCACAGCGCCGTTCGACTGCAGGAAGGGTTTGATCTGGGCGCTGATCATCTTGGTAAAGGCCTCGTCCCAGCCTTCGTTCCCCTGCGCCACCTGGCTCACGTGGACCTTCCAGTGCTGGCCGTTCTCCCAGCCGTAGGCGGCCATGGCGGCCTTGACCAGCTTGAAATAGCTGTCATAGAGGCCGTTCAGAATCGGCCGCATGTTTGCGTGATTGAGCTTCAGGTGGATCACGTCGTCCTCGCGGAAGACCTTCTGCGTGAACGTGAAATCCCAGACCTTGACGTTGCGGTACTCGTTCTGCCGGGTCGGCGCCCATTCCGGCTCATCCCAGTCGTCCGCCACGGCGACGGCGTCCATACCGTCCCGGCGCCGCACGGGAACGATCAGCAGCTCATTGTCCTGGTATAGCCGCGCAACGGCCTTGTGCCAGAACGCCGTGCTGTTCTGGTTGACGTTCGGTTCTACGTTCCACAGGTAATACTCGCGCCCCTTGATCTCCTCGCCGTCACGGAAGGTCCGGATCTCACAGCGGCCGATGGCGTTGGCAACGAAGTTCACGCAGCACCAGAAGCTCAGCTCCCGCACCTGGTAGTCGATGGCGGCGTCGAGCAGCTCCTGGCAGACGAGGTCGGTTACCTCGCGCATTTCGGTTTTTCCGTTCCGTGTCAGGAACTTGAAAAAGTTCAGGGCCATAGGCCACTCCTTTCGCTGATAAAACAAAAAAGCCCGCGTCGGCTCGTTATTTACGAGCTGACGCGGGCCGTACGGCGCAGGTCTGAAACTATAACACGATCGCTCCGATCGGCGGGAGACTGAGCGGTTCGCCGGTACCCAGAACGCTCTCAATGGCCATGGCGGCCACCTGAGCCATAAACGGGTCCGTCTTCCGCGCTTTAGCGTCGATTTTGCCGTAGTAGAAGTTCCCGGTGTCGGTGCCTTCGCTGCGGCCGCGCCGGATGCGCTTGGTGTTGTTCACGGCCCAGCGCAAACAGGGGTTATTTCCCCAGGAAAACCAGCCCTTGTCGAAGCACAGCTGGATGGCCGGGTCCGTTTTCATGATGTCGGAGGGCCGGATCAGCTTCACGCGGTCCTTGTCGGCGGCGTCGAAGCCGATGGCACGCAGCGCCTCGGACATAACGGTCCAGCGGAAGCCGTCCAGCGCGATCATGCGGATGTTGTACCGGCGGCCCATCTCCTGGATGTGCGTCGCCAGCAGCCGCGGGTGGATGCTCACATCCTCCACAAGCGTCACCACCGGCGAGCCGTCCGGGTTTGTGAGCTTGGCCCAGTCACGGTATGGCGCGCGCACGCGCGGCAGGGTTTTGGAATGGAGACAGATCCAGGTCCGGCTGATATCAAAGCGCTGCTCGCCCTTCCGGAAATGGAAATCGACGCTCGCAAAGTCGCTCAGCTCGGCAAAGTCGATGCCAACGGTGCAGCTCCATCCCGTGAGATCCGGGATCTCCCGGTTTGTCGCCCTGATCTTCTCGTAATCGGTGACGGCGATTTCCTTGAAGCCCTTCCGGATCCCCATCCGCTTGGTCAGGAAATCCCCGTGTTCCTCCGGGCGGTCCTTCCATTCGGTGTACTCGTCCCGGATCTCCTGTGCCAGCGTCGGCCGATACGGCAGCGAGGGATTTGCCATGCTCCAGTTTTCCGGATCGTGCACCTGTTTCTCCTCGCTCAGGCAGCAGATGAAGGGCAAAAAGCCGTTGTCGTCCTCGTCCTGGAAGAGGATCCGCCGGCCACGCTCGAGCATATCGTCAAGCGGGCCGTCCTGGATCTCGCCCTCGGAGGAAAAGCAGCCCTCGCGTGGCTCGTCCTTTTTCCCGAGGCCGGTCCGGAAGACCTTGATATTGTCATAATTCTGGTAGGCGTGGATCTCGTTGAAGACGATCATCCCGCTGCGCATGCCGTCGCGGTGCTTGGGGTTGTTCGTCCGTCCCTTGATCACGCCCCGGTTGACGCGGCCCTGCACGAGCTCCTTGGTGTGGTAGTAGTGCTTTTTGAGCTTTTTCTCCCGGGCCGGGCTTTCGAGGACGTCGATCACGTCCTTTACGGGCCGCGTCGCCTGTTCCTCGTCATTGGCGCAAATGTCCACGTCGTAGCCGTCCACGGGATTGTAAGGGCTCACGGCGCAGAAAGCGATGAAGCCGATCAGGCCGTCCTTGCCGGCGCCTCGGCCGAGCAGGGTGAAAAGCGTTTTCCAGCGCGGCAGTCCCGGGGCCTTGTAGGTGCAGAGCCAGAGAGCCATCAGGAATCGCTCCCAGGGGTAAAGCTCAAAGGGGAAATACTTCTCCAAACTCAGGTATTTCTCAAGCCGTTCGGCTTCGACGATCAGCGTTTCCTTGGCGAAGACGCGCCGGATATACGCGGCCAGGGCATGCTGCTCCGGGCAGGCGCGCGGGCGGTCCTGCTCGACCATCTGCAGGTATTCCTCCACGACCGCCGGGATCAGCGTGCCGCCGGAGTTATCCGGAGCCGCGGGCTTAGAGCTCATCGTCGTCAGGGCTTGCCCGCCCGGCGCCGGTGCTCAGCTCGCGGAAGCCGAGCGCGTTGTAGATGTCGATCATCTTCTGGCTGGTCTGGTGCCGGATCGTGAGGCTGCGGTTTTCCACCAGCATGCCCCGCTTCTCGTCCCACACGCAGACGCCGCGCTCCCGGACATCCAGGGTCAGGTCCTGGAATTCGCACCAGAGCTCCAGGTAGCGCTTGAGCATGTCGTGGTAGACCGGCTCCACCAGCCCGCGGGCCTCAAGGTTGTCAGCCAAGCCGTCCCGCAGTTCCCGGTATGCTTTTGTCCTGGTCCAGTCCTTGCTCATAGCTCCTCCGGTGTTCAAATTTGACACGCCGCCGATCTGATCTTGCTTGCCTGTGTGATGTTCACTGGGCGGTTCTGCCGAATCAGGCCGGCCCGACTCGCGCCCGCGCGCCCGGCGGCAGCGCGTGCGCAGCAAAATTTCTCGATTGCCATGGCACCCACACGATTTGGCCGGAGACGGCCGAGGGTCGTTTTCCCGACCGGGGGTGTCTACCGGCCGGGGAAAGCGCCGTTTCGCGGTTAATCCCAGCGTTCCAGCGTGAGCGGCGCCTTGCGCGGCTCAAATTTCCGCAGCGCCTCCGGATGCTCCGCCTCGTGACAGGCCTTGCACACCGACACGAGCTGCCGCTCGTGCGTGTCCGGATCCCAGATGCTCAGCGCGAGATCCGGCCGGTCGCGCAGGTGCTTCACGTGGTGGACGATCGTCGCCCGAGAGTATCTGCCTCGGGCCTTGCAAAGCTGGCACTCGTGCCGGTCAAGCTCGAGCACATCGCTGCGCAGCTGCTGCCACTCCGGCCACCAGTAAAACCGGGCCTCGCCCCCTTTTTCCAGGAGGGTCCGAAGCTGATAAAGGCGGCGCGGGCTGATCCCGGTCACGGGCTATCACCTCCGAGAAACGAAAAAAGCCCGCGCCACTGACTGCATCCTTTCGGGAAAGTCAATGGCGCGGGCTGGTGTAGGTAGCGCTGGCCTGGTCGATATTCACCTGCATCTCGAAGCGGCACTCGCTGCACTGGACGGAGACGTCGCGCAGCTCGCTGCCGGGTTTGACGCGGATCCGGCGAATCTTCCGCCGGCAGTTCGGGCACACGATTGCGCCCTTTTGATCTACGACAAGTTTACCACAAGTTTCCTGCACTGGCAAGGGTTTTCACGTCCTTTCCCTAAAAATAATACCTGAAGCAAGGCGGAAAAATTAATAAAAAGGTTCAGCGCTTTCTCCGGCGTTTGGCCTTGGGCGGGCGCTGTCCGCTTGGAAAGACGTACTCGATCAGCTCCCAGCTCGCAAACTCGTCCCGCCTCCGCTCGGAGGAGATCAGGTGCGTGCCAGATGGAGCCTGCAGCGTGGTGTCGTCCGGAACCGTGAAGGTCTCGATCTCGGGCTTGGGGCAGTTGCGCGTGGCGGTCCAGCCGTGTTTGCCGAGTTTCTCGGGCGCTTCCTTGGTCATGTAGGCGGCGAGCGTGTCCCAGTTTTGCTCTTTATCCAGGCGCATCGGATGAAACTCCAGCACCTCGCCCCACTTCCAGCAGCGCCGGATGAGGGCGAAATCCTCGCCGGTGTTGTTGATCACAGCGTGGTGGTGGAGCCTCTGGTGGCGGCTGGAGTGCTCCTCAATGTTGGATACCATATAAAACGGGAGGCCGAGCCGCCGCCGCTCGCGCCGCATGCTTTTGCGGAATTCGTTTACGATCGCGGTGGCCTCGTCCCAGCTGTGCGGCAGGCACTCGTCCCGATAGGTCAGGACGCAGACCCAGCCGCTGCCGGCGGTCGGGAAGGCAGCGGCCAGCGTGAGCTTGAGCTTTTCGCGGCTGTTCTTGAGGTTGAGGCGCTTCTGCGCCTCGCTCGATGCCCGGCGCTTCGCGGCGCGCTGCTTCGGGCTGTCCGAGCGGTGGCCGCGGCTGTAGAGGATTTTCTTTTGATACGGCCCCGCCGTGACGATCTTCATCGTTTTGGCCATGCGCCACACTCCTTTGACGTGTGACGCGAGCCCGCGGCGGGGCGTAGGTCTGCTAAAATTTGAAGCACTCGCGGAGGATCCCCGCCTCGCAGCGGGCCTCCACGCGGAAGAAGCGGTGCGCCTCGTTCACGTAGATGATCCGGCCGTTGATCCGGCTGGTGGCGCCCAGGAAGGTGGCCACGTTGGCGCAGTGCTCCGTGAAGGCTGCCGGCTCCCAGGAGTAGGGATCGCCGACTTCGGGAGTGTGTTCCATTATCCGCGCGCCTCCCCGTTTTTGTCAAGGCAAGTCTCCCTTGCCTCCTCGCCAGCGAGTTTGCTGAGCCGCAGCACCAGGTCGGTCACGCCGCAGGTGTAGAGCGCCAGGCCCTGCCCGGTCAGTTCCTGCGCTTCGCCCAAAAGCTCAAAGGCTTCGCGCCGGATCAGGTCCATCGTAAAGGTCACGTCATTCATGTTTTTCTCCTCCCTGCATCACCCGGATCCGTTTCAGCTCGTCGATCCAGGCCTCGCCGTAGGCCCGGTCGAAGGGGAGGAAGTTTTCCTCGCCGACGATCCGGCGGATCAGCTCGTCTCGGGTACCCTTGGCGTAGTCGATGTGTTTGTCTTTGTGTATGTCGGCGTCGTCGACGTAGAGCTGGGCCAGCTGCTCGATGGCGTCGTTGTAAGCGTTGGCGAAGGCCGCGGCCCGGCCCGGGCCGAGCTGGAAGGTCTCATGCGCGGCGAGGACCGCGGCGTCAAAGCCCAGCATAACGCGGGCACGGGTCTGCTCCGCCACCAGCTGCCGGGCGATCCGCTCGGCCAGGATCAGGACTTGATTCTTTGTGCTCATAATACCTCCCCATAATGGTGCCGATATTCTTCCGGTCCGTCGTATTCCTCAGATGCCCGCCACGTCTCCGTGATGGCAAGAATGAACTTATGAAAGCCCTCGTCATCTTCAATCCACCCGAACCGCGGGCTTGTTCCGTAGCCGCCGAACATGACGACCGCCATCATCCAAATGATCTGCAGCTGGTTTTCCGCCCAGGGAGAATCGGCAGCTTCCAATCCATAACGCTCGGGGTATGGAATCAAGCGCCACTCTTTGTGCTTCTCAAGCTTTAGCCAGGAGAAAACAGTCGGGGCCAAGCCGTTGTACCAGGTTGCAGAATCCATGGCGTCAAGCAAGGATTCTGCCGTGATGTCGATTCTTTCGTTCATGGCTTCTCTCCCTTCTGGATCTCGCAATACTTGACGCCGGTGCGGCGTCCGCAGAGCTCGCAGTCCTCGACGCTCTCCGGGAGGATCTCATCCTCCCGGAGGTTGTAGCCGTGCTCTTTCAGCTCCGTCCGGCACTCCCGGCACAGTTTCAGGATCTGTTTCATCCCTCCACCTCCGGCAGCGGCAACCAGCCCGTCACAGTGAAGGCCCGGTCGATCGGGAGGTTCTTCTCCCGGTCGCGGATCCAGGTTTCCCCGTCCCACCAGAACACACGCGGGACCGGCAGCGTGTTGTTAAACATCCGGACCTTGGCCGCGTACCAGCCGACGACGCAGGGCGTGCCCATGAGCCAGTCAAGTGGGCGGCCTACGTTCAGCGCTTGTCCGTCGATCTCGGCCGGGCGGACCGCGTCCGTCCTGCCGAGCAGGTAATCGGTGGAGCAGTGCAAAGCATCAGCGAGTGCCTCAAGCTCATCCTCGAGAAAATCGAGCGCATAATTGTTGTAGTCCGGTTGCAGGCCCTTGGCGTACCTCAGGCACTCATACCAGGCCTCGCGCCCATCGCAGAACTCTTTCAGTGCCTCATCCAGATCCACACCGTTGCACTCTGCCGCCCTGCGAAAACGCGCCCAAATGGCGGCGTTGGTTTCGGCGGCCTGCTGCCGTTCGCGGTCGAAAAGCTCCTGCTTTTGTTCCTGCGCTCTGGATGCTGACTCGATGCTTTCCTCCCTGGCCGCCTCCCGTTCCTTGACTTCTGGCTCTGTATAGCGGCAGCGGACCGCCCGGCAGTTGAGCAGTTCCTTGCAGCCGAGGCAGCATTTGCCTTTCGTGCAGTTTCCGTATCCAAACGGCTTCCCTTCGTCCCCTTCTCCGTGGTGACCGTTCATTTGCCTCAGCGCCTCCAGGATCCGCTCGCCGGACCATGGGCAATTGCAGCCGGCCGCTTTGCAGCGCAGATCTCGAAGCCTGCAATACAGGTCATAGTATTCCCGGACCTCCTCTGCTGTCAGGACATCCAGCCGCAAACAGGCACGCTCGCGCTCCTTCATGAACTGCTGCTGGGCGAAGATAGGGATCTTGGAAAACTCATAGGCCACGCTTTCGTTGATCTCGCCCGCATCATAGGCGGCAAGCACGCTCTTTTCGGCGTTGCTGCGTATCGCGTGCAGCCGTCCGATCTTACTCTTGGTCAGGTTGCAGGCCTGCGCGACGTGGTCGCGCATCCGGCCGGGAAACTCCATGCCCTGCTCCTTGAGCTCATACAGCAGCCGTGTAACCTCCTCGGCCTGCTTGGACTGTTCCGCGCTCGTGAGCTGCCGGGTCGCGCTGTTGGCGTAAATCAGGCGGAGCTTGCGCATGGCGTCGCTGGCCTGGCCGTACTCCACGATGCAGGGCACGCCGTTCTGGAACATCGTGCTGCCGCCGTCGCGGATCAGCAGGCAGGCCGCCCGGCGCCGGTGACCGGAGACGACGGTGTAGCGCTCGCCGTTTGGCCGGACGCGGATCGGATCCAACAGGCCCACCAGCTCGATGTTCCCGGCCAGCTCATCCAGGCCGTCGAGCGAGTAGAAGTTGTCCGGATCCGGATCGATCTGATCCAGCGGGATCCGGGTGATCGTCTCCTCGGTGTCCAAATCGGACACGCCCTGCAGCAGGGCCGCGAGGTCAACGCCTTTCGTTTCAGTTGACATTCCGGGCACCTCCTTCCAGAAAGTCGGCCAGGCGGCGGTAGTCCTGGCACGCGCCCGAGTGCGGGCTGCAGACGATCAGCGGCGCCTGGTGGAAGGTCATGTCGTCCACGCGGTTGCTCCTCCGGATCCGCGGGAGGATCGGCAGACCGCTCTCCCGCAGGGCCATCTCCGCCTTGGAAATCTCCGGGCTCTTGTACCACATCACCGGCAGCAGACCCAGCAGCTGCAGGCGCGGATTGATTTTCCGCATGTTGTGGATCTGCTGCATCAGATTGGCCATACCCTCCAGGGCGAAGGCGTCCAGCTTAATGGGGATCAGGACGCTGTCCGCCGCGATCAGGGCCGCGGAGCTCGCCGCGTTGAAAGCCGGCGGGCAGTCGACCAGGCAATAGTCGAAGGGCTCGCCGTAGACCACGGCCGCCAGCTTTTCGCAGTAGTCGTCGCCTTTGGCGGCTGCTGCGATACGCTCTCTTTGCTCAAGCGCCTTGCGCATCTCGCGCAGGCAGGTCACATCCGCGCGGCCGTCCCCGGCCTTGCTCAGGTCAAGATCCATCAAATCCTGGCTGCTCCCGATCAGGCTCACGCCCTCAATGTTCGTCCGCTGCAATTCCAGCGGTTTCTCATCGGTCAGCTCCCGCCGCAGCATTGCGGCAATGCCGACCTTGTCCCGGGCCCCGCCCAGGAAGGTGGTGGCGTTGGCCTGGCTGTCCGCGTCCACGACCAGGACGCGCTTTCCGTGATCCCGGGCCAGGTCGGCAGCGAGATTGACGGCGGTGGTCGTCTTGGCGACGCCGCCCTTGAGATTGCAAATGGCGATTGTTTTCATGTCTTTATCTCTCTCTTTCTTCAGATCGTTTTTTGTGTGAGCTCCTCGAGCTCCTCTTTGCTCAGCGTGTTCTCGATGTTGATCGGGCGTCCGCTGCGCATGAAGATCAGCAGTCTGCCGTCCTGCGGCACGACCGCCTGGATGGCGGCGCGGTCGATCGTGCATTCGCTAATCTTGACGGGGTCTTTCATGTCTCTCTCCCTCCCTTCTCTCTGCCGGCGCGCTGCAGCTTCCGGTGCTTGGCCTCAGCCGGGTACCAGCCGCAGCTGGCGCAGTCCTTTTGTTTGTCCCTACAGACGATGCCCGAGGGGTTAAACGGGCAGGCGTAGGTGTACTGGGTTTCCTGATTACTCAAAACGGCAGGCCCTCCTCTCCGCCCTCCAGCTCCCGGAAGGCGCTCTCCTGATCCTCGCGCCGGGCCTCCTCGGCCTTGGCCTTCGCCCGGCGCTTCTCCCGGTTGGCGTCCATCTTTGCGTTCCGCTCCCGGCTCTCGTCCGGCGGCTCCAGGTATCGGAAACTCAGCCGCGGGCCGTCGAAGCCCAGCAGCAGCCGGGCCTGGCCCACGTCCTTGTTCTTGTCCATGCGCAGGATGCGGTTGCTCTCATAGTCGTCCGGGTCGCTCAGATCCAGGAGCAGGACCACGTCCGCGTCGTTCGCCAGCTGCTGGCTCTCGCGCAGGTTTTCTTTCCGCAGCGGCGGGCGGTGGCCCTTGTTATCCCGGGGCGGCAGCGTGACCTGGCTCAGCGCCACGACCAGGCAGCCGAGCTGCTGGGCCATGGTGTGCAGCGCCATGGAGACCGCGCGGACCTGCAGCGCAGGGGATTCTGCCGCGTCGGCCACCAGCTGCACGTAGTCCAGGAAGATCACGTCATAACGCCCGGCCAGGGTCCGGGCCCGGACGTCGGCGGCGGTGAAGCCGGCGGCGTTGATGAAGTCCAGGGTGTAGTCCCAGCTTTGCTCCACCAGGTCGACGGCGCTCTTGACCTCCTCGCCGCTGAGCCGGTGCTCCTGGATCTTACTCATGCGGGTCTGCGTCTGCTGCGAGAACACGCGCCGGACCAGGAGCCGGTCGGCGGTCTCGTAGGAGAAGAAGCCGACGCGCTTGCCGCTCTTGGCCAGGGAGAAGGCGATCTGCAGGGCCAGGGCCGTCTTGCCGACGGAGTTGTAGGCGCCGAGCACCACGTACTGGCCGAGCTGGACGCGGGCCGCCTTGGTCAGCTCCGGGATCCCGAGATCCAGGTATTCGTCCGGCTTTTCATCCAGGCTCTCCATGAAGGCCGTCGCCAGCTCCCGCCAGCTCCGACTCTCCTCGCGCCGGCGGTCGGCGCTTGCCTCGGCGGCTCGGGAGATCAGGGCGCGGGCCGCGTCCAGATCCTCGCAGTCCAGGAGCTCCAGCGCGGCACTCCGGATCCCGCGCAGCTGCGCCCGGCGCCGGACGATCTCGGCGTATTCCAGGACGTTGGCGGCCGTCGGCGTGACCGACATCAAGTGCGAGGCCACCTGGCCGTATTCCGCCGAGACCCCGGCCGCCGCGCCGATCGTCACCGGGTCCACCGGCTTCCGGGCCAGGTAAAGGTCCCGGGCCGCCTCGAACAGGTGGCGCAGGGGCGCGCTCTCGAAGTCATCCGGCCGCAGCTGCTCCAGCAGGGGCGGCAGTACGCCGTCCGGGTCGATCAGGATCGCGCCCAGGACCGCGGCCTCCGCCTGGGGAAAATTCAGATCCACCGGATCTTCCCTCCCTCCTCCGGCTCAGCCGCGGCGTCCTCGCCCGGCTCCGGGAGATCCTCGGCGTCGGTCCACCTGGCCTTGTTCAGGTAGGTCGACGCCATCGGGATCCCGATGCCGCGCTTCCAGGCCGGGGTCGCCAGCTGCCGCAGCAGGGCCTTGCCGATCGTGGCGATCAGAGCGTCGTCCGGCTGCAGCCGGTCCCAGGCGTCCATGGCGGCCTGTTTGTTCTCGTTCCGGCTCTTGCCGTCCTCTCCGGGGATCCTCCGGTAGAACTTCCAGAAGGCCTCGAAGCGCTCCGGCTTCCAGTCCGGCGCCGACCGGGGACGACTTTGTTTGCCATTCGCACGAACACGTGATAATTTATTATTATTATCTAATAAGTGAGTTTGGAAATTTTCTTCCAAACTGGCGGAAATTTTCTTCCAAACTGGCGTTCCAGTTTGGCAAGAATTTTCCAAACTGGCCGAAGCGCCGCACAAGGGATTGATGCCGGCGTAGATCCGCCGGGCCTTCGTGCTGTTGTGCTCCCCGGCCTCGCGCTCGATCCGGATGTAGCCCTGATCCTCCAGGGCCTTGAGCAGGCTGCGGATCGTGCGTTCGCTCATCTGATACAGTCCGGCGAAGTAGGCGTTGTCTGCCCAGCAGTAGCCCTCCTGCCCCGTCAGCGCGGAGATCTCCGCATAGAGCAGCTTGGCGTTGGCGGGGATTCGATCGTCGTACCGGATCCCCGCAGGCACGACCGCCCAATAGGACGGCTGCATGTTTGTTTTTTCTGTCTCTTTCATCGTTCTCATCCTATTCGAGTTTGTAATAGGGTTTGAGCTTGCGGATGGTGCTGCTGCCGTAGGCGTTTTCCGTCAGGCGAATAAAAGCCTCCGGCGTCATGAGGCCATGCTCCACGTCGATCCCGTGATCGGCGGCAAACTGCTTGCGGCCCATTTCACAGGAGCCGGTCAGACGGTTGTGCCAGGCGAAAAAGTCGGTGTTGGGATAGACGCGCCCGGCGGTGTGGGCCTCGACAAAGGCCGCCAGACGATCCACCTCCGGCATGTCGTCAAAAAGCTTCTCCAGCAGGGCCTCGCGGGCCGCGTGCAGCGTCTCGCCGTGAGCGAATTTGTCATTTTGCTTCACGACGTAGCAGGCTGTCAGGGTCAGATCGCTGTTTAGGATGAAGCCGCGGGCGACGCTGTCGCCGTGCAGGTGGCGGATGATCGTCGGCACGCCGTCGATCCGGTAGACCGGCTCGCCGTCAAATACTGAGATGCCGCGGCCGTCTCCGCGGCCGTCTCCGCTGCCGTCTCCGCTGCCGTCTCCGCTGCCGTATCCGCTGCCGTCTCCGCTGCCGTCTCCGCTGCCGTATCCGCGGCCGTATCCGCTGCCGTCTCCGCTGCCGTCTCCGCGGCCGTATCCGCTGCCGTCTCCGCTGCCGTATCCGCGGCCGTCTCCGCGGCCGTCTCCGCTGCCGTATCCGCGGCCGTCTCCGTAGCCGTCGCCGGAGCTAACGCTTAAGAAGCGTTCGATCAGATCCGCTTCCATTCGCCGACCTCGCTGATGCTCTTGATCGCCTGCTCGCTGCAGGGAATGACCTCCAACACCTGGGTGACGGTCATCTGCGGGACCGTCACGGTGAATTTGCAGTTGCCGGGCGCCTTGGTGCCCTCGGTGGCCAGTTGGGAAAGCGACGCGGCGCCGTCCCAATACCAGATCCGCCGCGCGTCGCGCAGCTGCGCGGTCTGGCCGTCCAGGTTCTCCACGCGGGCAAAGAATACGCCCGCCCCGTAGCATCTCACGATGCAAAACTGATTCTCGTACATGAATATCCTCCTTTATTTGACCGGCGATGCCGGTTATTAACGTCTTAGGTCTCGCTGCTGCAGATCCGGTTGGCTAGGTCGATGGCCATGTAACAGCGCTTTCGGCCGACCTCGTAGCAGGGCACGCCCTCCATAAACTCGCGGGTCGATTTGGGGCAAAGGCCCAGGTACTTGCCGACGGCCTTGGTGGTGATCAGGTTGCCGCACTGGCTGCGGATGTCCGCGACGATCTCTTTCTTTGTGGCCACGTCACTCTCCCCTTTCTGCATAGTCGATCTGCATGGCCGCCTGGATCAGCGGATGCAGGTCTCTGGTGATCTCCCGGAAGCGCGGCAGCTCCTCCGGATCCACGCGCCCGTCGGCGGAGATCCGCAGCAGCGCGTCGGCGTGGTGCTTGTCCTGGAAGTCCTGGATCGCGGCCAGGAGCTGCACCACCGCCTGCGGCAGCGGCAGCCGCTCCACCGGCGGCAGGGTTTGCGCGGCGATCTGGCTCTTGCGCCGCAGGTGCCAGGTGCCCAGGATCTGCAGGCCGCTGTAGTCGGCCATGCTCAGGACGATGTCGTCCTCGGGCGTGATCTCATCCGATTCGTATTTCCGGACGGCGCTCTCGCTCACGCCCAGGACCTCGGCCCAGCGTGCCTGGGTCAGACCGGCAGCGCGGCGGGCGTTATAGTAAATATTTCGACAGTTGGTGTCCATTTTCTTTCTGTCACTCCTCGCGTAAAATTGAGGTAGCGGATCTCTTGTTTTCAAATCGAAGCCCAGCGGCTTCGGCTTCTTCTGACGTGGAGACGGCGGGCGGAGTCGAACCGCGCGCGGTCATGCCCTTCCGCGCTCGCGGGCTTGAAGGTCCCGCCCTGCGCACCGGCGCGCCGCCGTCGTGTCTTATCGGGTCAGGATCCTCGCCGCGGCCAACAGGATCAGGTAGAGCGGCACGGCCAGCATCGCGGCCACGATCGCCGAGCCCAGCAGCCGGGTCTTGAGGCTGTACACGGCAAACGCTTTATCGCTGAAGCTCGCAAAAACCACCAGGCCGAACAGGCCCAGCCAAAGCAAAAGCAGTTCCGTCATGCCTCGGCCTCCTCCGGCGCGGTGTAGAGCTCGTCGATCGTGCAGCAGAGCAGATCGGCCAGGGCGGGCAGCACCCGCGCCGAGGGCCAGCTGGCCCCGGTCTCCCACATGCCCACGGTGGCGCGTTCCACGCCCAGGGCGTTGGCCACGGCCTGCTGGCTCAGGCCGACGGCCCGGCGCCGCGGCGCCAGGCCCTCCAGTCTCTTTGTTGTCGTCATGTGTCCTCCTCTGTCCATTGGATCTCCTTCCACCCGAGGCTGTCGCAGAACCAGCAGCGGCCGTCGGGGTATTCGATGATGTCCGAGACGCTCATGCTGTGGCCCTCGAAGTCCTCCGGGGTCGCCGGCAACGATGTGCTTGCCCTGGAATGGCGATTGAACAGGTCAAACAGCCAGTCAAGGCTTGGTAGCTTTTCGCTCCGCCAGGTGTAGACCAGCTCCCAGGCCTCGCGGGGCAGCCGGTAGATCTCGCTGCCGTCCACGGCCTCGGCATGGTGGGTCCAGAGCAGCTCGCGCATGGACGTGAAGCCGTACTCGCGGATGTACTCCTCTTTGACCTGGTAGATCTTGAATTCGTTCATGGTCGCTCCTCCTCAGAATGTGAAGCCGGTGAAAACCTGGCGGCCGCCGATCAGGAAGCAGGTGGTGTTCACGTCGTCAAATCGGCAGCACTCATACCGGCGGCTGCTGCGGTCGTAGTCGCCGCGGACCCAGACCTGGTCCTCGCGCGGCTCCTCAATGGAGCGCTTGGTGAAGAAGTCGCCCTTCTTCAAATCCTTGATCGCCGTGGCCTTCATCCCCGCGCCTCCTCTCTCATTTCCAGGTACCCGTCCTCCTCCGTCTCCGGGCCCTGGGCCAGGATCTGGAGCATGTCCATCACATACTTAAGCATTTCGATCATCGTGTTTCTCCTTTCTCTTTCTCTGTTGAGAACTCTGTTGATGATGTGGAAAAATAACCAATTTGGTTGGTGCCCTTATAAAATAAAACCGTATCGGTTGATTGTCAAGCAGAATTGCACTCCGATTAACCGATTTGGTTGAATTGCTGAAATTACTTTTTGATTAATGTATAATTTGCCTAAACAAGTTTGTGGAGGATGCCAGGATGAACCGCATTCGTGAATTAAGGAAAAGCCAGGGATGGCTGCAGTCCGATCTGGCAGACAAGCTTAACACAACCGCCCAGTCCGTAGGACGCTATGAAACGGAACAGCGGCAGCTCGATCCGGAGACGATCCTCAAGCTCTGCGAGATCTTTGATGTCACCGCGGACTATCTTCTTGGCCGCAGCGCGGTCCGCAGCTTTGCCCTGTCCGCCGATGAGGCCGAGTTGCTCGCCGGTTACCGCGCGCTCTCGGATTCTGGGAAAGAATACATGCGGCACACGCTGGCTTTGGCTGCGCTTGCGCACACGGAAAAAAGTGGAGCTGTTCCCGACATGGAAACAGCTGAATAAAGAGAGAATGGAGTGATAATCCGGTGAGGCGCACAAAGAGAAAGAAAAGCAGCCTCTGGTCGTTTCTTGGCGTTGTCATTCTGCTGGCTGCCTTGCTGGGCGGGACTGGGCATTCCGAAAAATCCAATTCGATCAAGCAGGACACCAAGCCAGCCGATACTCGCACTTATTCCGAGCTGAGCCAGTCCGAGAGCCCGGAACCGACGCAGGAGCTTGTGCCCCTCACCACAAATGCACCGACGCCGACGCCGATCCCCACGCCGGAGCCGACGCCGATTTCCACACCGACACCGACGCCCACACCGGAGCCGACGCCCACACCGGAGCCGGAGCTCGATTACGTTCTGAACACAAACACGAAGAAATTTCACTATCCCGACTGTGTCAGTGTCGATTATATTAAACCAAAAAACCGGATAGATTATACCGGCACACGCTCTTCCGTGATAGCGCAAGGCTTTGATCCTTGCGGAAAATGCAAACCGTAGCAAAGGAGGCTCATCATGAAAAAAGTCATTGCAATTCTCATTACCTTGGCACTGATGCTCACCCTGTCCGCCATAGCTTCTGCCGATTTTGATCTCTCCGGCCTGAGCTATGACGAATTGGTCGCCTTGAAAGATCAGATCAACCTTGCCATTTGGAACAGTGAAGAATGGCAGGAGGTCGAGGTGCCCTACGGCATTTGGATCGTCGGCGAGGATATCCCCGCAGGAAAATGGACGGTTACTGCCGGGGATGGCTGCAGTCAGCGTTTTGATATCGGCAAGACGCTCGATCCCACCGGAACCGATCTGGGCAGCATCGACACTTTTTGGCGGCTAAGAAGCAAGAATTACAGTTACTATGACGCAGCGAAAGACGTCGACCAGATCACCGTCGAGCTCTCCGCTGGGATGATCATACACATTGACGAGGGCTACGTAACCTTTACGCCCTACGCTGGCAAGCAATCGCTCGGGTTTAAATAAGCATGCCGCACGTGGCTATTAAGCGCCGGCTCCTCGTGCTGGCTGCGGGGCTGCTTTTGGGCGTGGCGCTGGTTTCCAATTTGTTCCCCTCGCAGGAACCGCCAGCAGACGTGTCCTTGCGAAGCATGCCGGAGCCGGTCGAAACGCCGGGGCCGTTGCTTCTGGAAATGGACACGACTCCGGACGAAATGTTCTCCAAGCGCCTCTACACGTCCGAGGATCTGGATCCCGCCGCGGTGAACACCTATGTGCTCAATCGCAGCAGCGGCGTGTTTCATCGGCCTGACTGCTCCGTGGTCGATCGCATGAACGCTGAGAACCGTGAGACCGTCATCGGCTCCCGCCCGGAGATGATTGCCGCCGGGCACACGGCCTGTCGGATCTGCTGCCCGTGATCGTGCCCAAATTGAACACGCCCGGCTTCCGCCGGGCGTGACCTGTATTTTTCCGCTGTCATCCTGAGCGGAGCGCAGCGGAGTCGAAGGATCTTATCATGCCAAACAAAGAATATCAATACATCCGGAAAACCTTCACCTTTGACGGCGTGCGCCATGAAGTGAAGGGAAAAACGGAGGAAGAAGCCCTGGAGAAGAAGCTCAAGAAGATCCAAGAGCTGGAGGCCGGGCGGATGGACTCCAATAAAACCGTGAAAGAGTGGGCCGAGGTCTGGTACAAGGAATACGTCGCCCCGCGGAAAATCACAGCCAAGAGCAAGGCCATGTACCGCGGCACCCTGGATCGGCAGATCATCCCGGCCATCGGAAAGCTTAAGCTCCGCCAGGTGACGGAGCTCCACCTGCAGAAGCTCCTGAATCGCCACGCGGGCGAGAGCAGCTCCGGCGTGGAAAAGCTGCGCATGGTCATGAAAGCGCTTTTCAAGCGGGCGTATTTGAGCCGCCTGATCGCCTTTGATCCCTCTGAGGGGCTGGTACTCCCGGAGACGACCGAAAACGGCCACAGGAGCCTCACAGAGGCCGAGAGGGCCGCTTTGCTCGCGGTGGCAAGTTATCCGACCTTTGATGGAAAAGCCAACAGGAGCGGCTGCTGGCTGCTCCTCATGCTGCGCTGCGGCCTCCGTCCCGGCGAGACCGGCACCATCAAAAAGGCCGACGTCGATCTGGAGAGCCGCACGCTGCACGTGCGATCGGCGCGGGAGTCCGGCAGCTCCCGGGAGAAGGCGCCCAAAACAAAAGCCGGTCTCCGCGACGTCCCGATCCCGGAGGATCTTGTGCCCTGGCTGGAGAAGCAGCTGCAGGCCGACGCCTCGCCGTATCTGTTCACGCAAAAGGATAAAAAGACGCCTCTCAGCGAGACCTCCATGCGGCGCCGCTGGGAGACGGTGAAAAAGTACATGGACATCGAGCTCGGGGCCAAGACGGAGCGCGTCAAGCTCCCCGGCGCCCGGCGGCATAGCCTGGTGATCACCGAGAGCGTCCTGGCCGAGGATCTGGACCTCTACGATCTCCGGCATACGTACTGCACGGATCTGGAGATCGCCGGGGTCCCGATCAACGTGGCGAAGGAACTCATGGGACACGCGGACATCGCCACGACGGCGAACATCTACACCCACGCCAGCACGGCCGTGGTGGATCAGGCCCGGGCTCTGATCAATGCCGCCGTGGCAAAGCCCGTGGAAAGCACAAAAGATGGAGCCTGATTTTTCCGCATGCTGCCGCCATTTTAGAGCTTTACGCTCCGCACCTTCGTAATCAGCAGGTCGTGTGTTCGAGTCACATTACCAGCTCCAAACTTAAAAGCCCGGAATCCTCAAAAATGCGAGGATTCCGGGCTTTCTTTCAAACTTGTCCAATTTGCAACCGAGCGGCCTATGTGTAATTTAATGCACTCTAAAGCACTTTTTGCGTGGCAAAAAGCGTGGCAAATTCAGCCAGCTTCCCTGCCCGCGGGAGGCTCCTCTTTCGGCGTCTCCGGCTCGCGCTCGTGCTTCCCGGTGTAGACTGGCTCGCCCTCGATCTCCTCGACGCCCTGGTCGGCGTCGAGCTTTTTCTTGTAATTCTTGAGTGATTTCTGCAGCCACACGGGAATCGGCGCGCCCAGGCGGCCGGCGTTCTCCACGATCGAGCCCAGCTCCGTGATAATGTACCAGAGAAGCACCAGCGGCGTGATCACCGGGCCGATCTCAAACGGAACCGGGAAGCCGGAGCCCTCCATGATGACGTTTAAACTGATATCGCAGAGCGCGGCCACCAGGACGGCAAAAATCTCGCCCAGCTTATGCCAGAGCCCGTCCCGGGCCACGGCCGAGGACCACTCCCCTGCCTTGCGGGCCGCTGCGGTGCCGCTGGCATAGTCCAGCAGGATGCAGGCCGCCCACAAAAGGACAGCCCAGCCGAGCCAGCCCCACAGGGCCGTCAGCGTGGCCAGCACCAGGGTGATGGCGCCCTTGATTTCCGTCGCTTTGTCGGGTGTATACATGTTAACTCCTCCTCTATTTAGCCCAGCAGCAGCCGGGTCCATGTGTTGTCTCCGATCTGCCCGTCCTGGATCAGATCGCGGTCGTCCTGGAAAGCCTTGACGGCCTTCTCGGTAGCGCTGCCGAAGTCCCCGTCGGCGCCGTAGGTGCCGCAGGGGAAGCCGCGGCCCTCCAGGAGATACTGCGCGGCGCGGACCAGCTCGCCCCGGCTGCCGCGCTTGACCAGCGGGATCCCGTGGATCACGGTCTCCGGCTGAGCTGGGACCTTATTGCCGGCGTCGGCATTTTGGTCGGCTGCTGTCGTGTTCCGCTCCTGGTAGCGGAGAACTGCGTCCCAGGGGTAGTTGTAATAAGCCTGCTGGCAGATCTCGCGGCCGGTTTGATCGCCTTCGGCGCCTCCGGTTGTCTGGCCGTGCTCATTGATCCGGGCGGCCACCATGCGGCCGTTGCCGGTCACCATGGCCGTGTGGGCGCCGTAGTTGAGCAGGACGTCACCCGGTTCAAGGCCGATTCCGGTGGCGAGATCGACGGAGGCGATCACATCACGGAAGCCGCATTTAAGGAATGCGCTTTTCATGTTACCGGTATAGGTTGCCCCCGATGTTTTGACCGGAACGCCGACGGATTCCCATGCGCTGATCACCAGCGAGCTGCAGTCATAGTCAGGCCCCCAGCGGTGGAGCTGATCATAGCCGTGCGCGGGATTGTTGGCAATGGCCACGGCCCACGACACAGCACCGTCAATTTTTCCCATGCCTATCACTCCTCCCCGCCGCGACAAGCAGGTCTGTCCACACCACGCCGAAGCTGGCGCTCAGCGGGCAGATCCATAAAAGGTTTAGCGGATTCATGTCACCACCTCCCAATTCGCCGCGTACTGTGCCGGGGTGTACACGTTGCCGTTCACCTTGGAGCGGTAAAGCACATCACCCCACCAGCCCATCTCACCCTCCGAGAATTGCGTGGTGACGGTGATGACCTCCGGGATAATCCGGATGCCGTCACGATAAGCCAGCTCCGTCCACAGCGTCGGGGCGTGGTCGGGATCGTTTTCTTCCCTGTCCCAAAGCGCAGCGGCTGATTTCATGACTTTTCCCTTCCAGTTGATGCGGGTGTTGGCTTCGATCAGAGAGCCGTCCTGTTTGAGCTGCGGGAAAAGCTCTGCGCTCATGGAGGCGTCAGCATCATCAAGGGAGACGGCGGCTTTTTCGATCAGCGGTCTTAGCTGTCGTGCTTTCTCTTGTGGTGTCATGATTCCACCCCCATCAGAATGTCATAAGCTTCGGCTTTATCGGTGTCTGTCGGTTCGGGTTCGGGAGTGGGTGGAGCATCCTCATAGGAATATGAGCCGCCACCATTATCACGAATCACTTTCCCATCTGGCATATCGCGGAACATATCAACAAGGAAAGAATAATCGTCTGCATTGATGTTTCCATTGCCACTTAAATTGACAGTGTTCACGCTCACGACAATATTGTCGATCACCGTTTTATAGTAAAGCATTTATACACCTCACGAAATCTCGATAACATCGGTATTCGGGCTATCACCGAAGTAAACGATTTGATATTCGTATGTCAGAGTAGACGGGATCTTATAAGCGAAATTGCCCTGACCAAAATATATGCTAAATTCAGTTGCTTCTCTGTTGATTTTAAATTCCGAAGGCGCCCAATTGGATAATGTCCCGTTTCGCATCCAGGTTCCTACTACTATGGCGTTTGTGGCACTCTTGGTGGTTATTGTTCCCTCGTTATCATCATCAATAGAAAATAAAGGGACAAAACTTGCCACGCCTGCTGATGATAAATTAAACCTCCCCATTTGGGACGGCAGAAAAGCGCAAAAAACGATAATGGTATAGTTGCTGTCTCTTGGGAGTACACTTCCGTTTTTCGCCTTTATCAGCACATAGAAATCTGTTTGCGGCATTTTCGTGCCGACCGTAATTGTTGTGCGTCCGTTTGTTGTGTCGGGGCCAATAAATTCACCAGATGCGACAACGATTTCACCGCCTCCACTACCGCCGCCTGATCCAGTGCCAGTAGTCACCACGCCGTTTGCAAGCATCGCGGTTTTGGGGGCAGTAATGTCAGCCGCCGCTGCTGTGGCTGTGGTAGCGTCCATGAGAGTTGTGCCGTTTAGTGTGACTTTTGAAATTGCCATAGCGTCACCCCTTTACCCTTTTACAAAGTTTGTGTTTGCATCAAACACAGTAGTTAAATCCGTTTGTTCCACCCATACGCCGCTCACTTTTTTATAGGCTTTTGTTGCCGCCACCCAAGCGCCGTTGACCTTGATATAAATGGTATCGCTTGGCCCAACGCTTCCTATCGTGACAGCAATTGTCGCATCGCCTGTCGTGGTGAAGGCGTAGGTGTAATGGTCAATACCCGTGCCTGTCGAATAAGTGACCTCAAACGTAATGCCTCGCACAAGACCGCCGTAATAGCCCACATAATGTCTGACTACCACATCGTCAAGCTGTGCGCGGGTGGGAAGTGTTGTCGGCGTTACGGTGATGATTGTGTCTGAAGTTGAGGGAAAATCTACCTCATCACTGATTGCTGTGCTTCCTTGATAGAGAACACATTGGGAAACATAGGTTGAACTGATCGTTGACGATTCTCGATGCCCATAACAGCGGACTTCGATGCTCTCAATTGTGGCGTTGCTTGGAATGGACGAGAAATCAAAGCTATATGCCGCATAGCCAGTCGAGGACGATGAAGCATACATATTGCTTCCAGAGCCAGACGAGGACGGGCTTTCAGCGCTGTGTCCTACCGCATACTCGGCATAAGAAGAACCGCTCTGAATGCCGCTTGTCGTGACATCACTTGGCGTTTTTGAAGCCGTAGCGCCAGCGCCATGCGCGACCACCTGAGAAGTCACATCCGTGCCGTTGTGCGTTACCGTGACAGGATCGCTTTTGTTTGTCGGAGTGATGGTAAGCTCAAACTCTGTTCCCTCATAGGTGCTTGTCGCGCCGCTTGGAGAGATCGTGCCGTCACCGCTTAACGTGGTGGTGATGGTGCAAGGATTGGGAATCGTGTAATTAACTTCAATCTCCGCGCCATAGATGTAAAACGATGCGGCTGTGTTTCTACTGCCTCTGCGGCAGTTGATGCGGATGCCAAACTCATCGCCGTCATCCCTAAACGTTTCAAAGTCTTGCGTAAACTCAAACTCATGTACCGTGGCGCTTGTCGTTATTGCATTACAGTATGCGTTTGAATAAGTGGAAGTGCCTTTGCAGAGAACAGGGCGATATGAGGAAGATGTTGTGCCGCCGCTTTCAGACGCTTTGAGTTTGATGGAGAACGAATTGATAACCGCGCCCGTTGGGATGTCATCAAAATTAAATCCTTGCAGATAAACGTATCTGTTTGTCGTGGAAGCGTATGTGTTATCGACCGTGGCGTATGTCGTGCTATCGGTGTTGGTGTAAGCGTTGCTTGCATTTGAAACGCTCAAGTATGAAGTGCCAGCGGCGTTATATAAGATACTCGGTACAAGTCTGATTGTTGCCATGTGTCACCTCAGCTTGTCATCAGATAGATGTCACCGTCTGAACCCACGGAAGCGGCTGGCTCAGAAGAACCCGTGTAATAGCGCTGAATCTCCAACGTGCCAGTAGTGGAAACGCCGTTAGCCGTGACAATCGTTTTGCCAAGCACGACATCAGCGGCAGTTGCATTGACATTTGACACATCTTGATAAGCGTCCGGAATTGCCGCCACGGTGACAGCGCCAGTGGTGAATTTCCCGGCAGTGACAGCCGTCTGCGCGGCCTTGGTCGGAGTGATCGTAGCTGCCGCTTGCGTGGATAACTGCTGTGTGGTACTTCCGCTCACGCTCACTGTTCCAGCCGTACCACTCGACACATACCCGGCAGAGACGGACGGCGTGATGCTCTGTGATGCGCTTGCCGTTGCCGTAATCAAGCCGCTTGCGCTAACACCGATTGACGGATTTGCGGTGATTGTAGTTGCGGGAGTAGCGACAGAACCGCTTGCCACAGATTTACTCGCCGCCTCTGCATAAAGGCCAGCGGGGGCGGTCACAGTCGCGCCGTTTACTGTCAAGTCTGCGGATGTTCTCGCTGCGCCAGTCGGCACATTTACCGTGATCTCAGCGCTGGCATAATTCGTCACATCTTCCGTTGTCGTTCCGTTGGAAGTGATGCTGATTGCTTTAGTGCCTGTTGGAGTAGTACCTGTCGGTACATTGACCGTGACCGAAGAATAGCCGTCAAGGGAATCATCTGCGGCATTGTATGTTCCGTTTGCGGTGATCGTCTTTGTGTCCAGAACGGGAGCATCGCCAGAGACAATCAGCGTACCAGTGACAGGATTGCCCATCGAATCGACCGCTGTGTAGCCCTGTTCCAAGTGTGAGGCCGTTACGGTCAGATCAGAGATATCAAGCAGCACAGTGGCGCTCATGGCATCAATGTCACCGCCGCCGCTGTCTGCTGTGATCGTTTCGTTTACCGCGCCTGTGATGTGAATAATCTTGCCGCCGCCAGCGTTTTGCTCACCAGTGATGAGAACATAGGGAGTGGAGCTGCCGCCGCCGGAGGCCGTGCCGGTAATCACATTACCAGCACGGTCATAAGCGGTGACACCATTGGCAAGCTGCGAAGCCTGTGAAAGCGTTGTGGTTGATAGGTCAATTAATGTTCTATCGCCATAAACGACTTTGTTGATGTTGGGCATTAGCCCACCTCCTTAAGGAGCGACAGTGCCGATAGTTGCGGTCAGACCGTAGCTGTTAGCGGTTTCGGTATAGGCGATAGCCGCCACCGTTACCGAAGTAATGCTGTTGTAATCGCCCAGATCGCTCGGGACAAAGCTCTGCGCGGTGGTGTACGGGGTAACGCTCAGAGATGTGGCCTTGACACCCTCGGAGCCAGACATCGTACCTTCGATACCAAGGATCGTCACGCCCTCGCGGATATTATTGGCAATCAGGTTCGTGTTACTTGTCGAATCCAGAACCGCTTTGCCCGATCCGTCATAGTAGCCAGCGGGAATAGTCGCGCCAGCCTTTACGCTGATCGTGACATTATTGCCGCCGTTGTTTGCCATCGTACCAGTGATCTTATTGCCGCTGACATAGGCGGTCTTGCCAGACAGAATTTCACCAGCGGCGGCGTTGGCATCAGAAGTGTCAGCGTCATAGGTGTTCGTGCCTGTGATAACAGCGCCCGTGCGGTCATGCGCGATGATGCCAGACGCAAGCTGATCGGTACTGGTCAGGGTGTCTGTTGTCAGGTCAATCAGTGTGCGGTTGCCGTAAACGACTTTGTTGATATTGCTCGGCATTTTATATACCTCCAATTGTGGCGGTTGTGCCGCCAGCAGTATTGCCTACCTCGGCATATGGAATTTCAAAGACTGTCACATCGTCTCGCATGGTCTTGTTGCGTGTTGCAAGCATCTGTGTTTCCAGTGTCGGAGTGACCTCATACGGCCCCTCATACATATCTCCCGTGATGGTTATGACCCTGATAATGGTGTCAAGCTCCACATCGTAGGAAGCGCCGTCATCAATCTCAAGGTCATACTCCTCAACGGTTAAATCGACATCAAGGAGGATCGGTTCAAGAGCTGTCGCGATCATGGGAGCTCCCTCCTCAGAAGCTGCTTGCTGATCGGGATGGACTTGACTTTCGTTGCGGCTCTGCGGATCGTCTCGCCGTCAAGGTCCAGATATGTCCAGTTGATTTGCACCTCGCAGTTGGAGCACTCGAGCAGCTGCAGCGATTCTTTCTGAGTCAAAAACACGGACACGGTTCTGGTGTCGATCTCCAAGTTTGTCCCGGTCTTTTCAATCAGCGTAGAGCCTTGCGCGAGAGTGACATAGACATTTTGAGCCGCTGACAAGTCAACGTCCTGGTTCTTTAGCGTGAATGTAAATGTCGGCGTAGTGCCGCGGATCATACGCACCCTCCTTATTTCCAGCGCCCAACCGCTATCCACATGATAATTTCGTTTATTCCCCCATAAGTGGTCGCAGCGTACATAACCATTCGCACAGTGGCGGTGTTTACCTCAGCATGGATTACATTGGCGGTTGCGTAGGTCACATCGCTCGAAACGAGGCTCGCCGTAACGCTCGGCGCGTTGATAAAAGCGTTTTGGAGTGGGAACGAAATCTCTTTCGCGCAGACACCATTGGTAAACACCACCGGCGTGGCACGTCCCCACTGGATCAACGTGCCGTCAGGCATCTTGCAGTAGCCGGCGCCGCTTACGTTGTCAGCAGATTTGATCGTTTGAGTTGCCATTTTGCTTTCTTCCCTTCTTTTCTGGCCGATCCCCGCGGGCCCGCGGCTAATGGGCCTCGTTCTTAATCATTAAGTCTCGCTTTCGTCCGTTTGTTCCGGATCGAGCTTGCTCCTGCGGTCGAAGGCTCTCCGCTCCATCAGCCCGCGGTCGGTGCTGAGGAGGACCGCCTCGTGAAACGGCAGGCCGCTTTTTGCTGCCGCCGAAAGCGTTGCGAAGTGCTTGGCCAATGCCTCGCTTTCATCCTCAAAGTGGTCATACAGGAGCCCTTTGCTCCCGTCGGCGCGGATCTGGTTTTCGATGGTGGTGAAAATTTCCTTCATGGCGTTTCCTCCTTTTAGTTGGACGCAGGCGCATAGGCGAACGTAAGAACGACCGAGCCGGCGTTGTATACCGTGTCGATTGTAACGGCGCAGCTTCCCTCGGCGGTTGTGATCGTCATATCCGCCAGGGTTTTCTCGCTTACATTGTTGCTGCTGTCGAAGAACTGATACCCGACCAGACGGTGATCGGCAGTAAACCGCGGATCCGTCAGGCTTGTGCTGCCAGCCGCGGAAAACGTGACGGTCTTAGCGAAGGGGCTCCGGTCTTGCAAAGTCTCAACCGCATCGACGATATCAGGGACAAGGCTTTCCTTGCCGTACATGGAAAAGACAGCGTCCGTGATATCCGCGTATGTCAGCATCGGGTTAAACGTCAGATTGCTGACGGTTGTGCCTCGAATGACCCCGAGGTAAACGCTCACATAGGCCGCCCCTGTGAACGTGGCGCCTTCACCGTAGTCTCTCGTCAGAGTGCCGCCAGTAGAAGACGGCGTCTGCGATGCTGTGTAATACCGGCATGCAACAAAGTAAGTTGACGCCGTCGCTCCATCAGGGCTTCCTGTGAGTCTGTACGTAATGCGCGGATCGATCGGCACAGATCCGTCCGCAATCGTCCAGCCTCGCAGCAAAAACGTGGCGTTTGCGCTCGCCGTTCCGTTTGCCGTTATTGTTCCGTCACCGTTATCGGTAAAGGTGATTCCGTTGACCGTTCTGGTTTCTGTTGAAAACGGATAGATCAACAAATTTTTGCTGACCTGCGTCGGGTGCACATGATCCTGGCGGGAGTAGGCGTTCGCGCTGCCGGCGCTCGCCGCGCCGTCCATAAGCGGGAGCTGGGAGCCCGGCGCGCCCTCGCCGTCATTTCCCTGATAGGCGACGGCGTAAAGCGTCACGTCCTGCCCGTTGTTGTAGGTCAGGATCGTTCGGCTCCAGAGATACTGCCCCGGCACAGCCTCCGGGATCGTGCTGCTCCAGCTCCCCGATGGGATCGTCGTGCCGGAGCTGCTCACCTGCCAAGTGCGCACCTGGCTTGTGATCTGCGGGGCCGGACCGGTTGTTCCGACCGACGAAAATCCGCTGTCGGCATAGCCGCCGACGGTCTCGTCCCAGAGCAGCCAGTTTTTCGTGGTAGGGTCGATCTGCGGCGGGTGGGTTGTCGCCCCCAGCACGGCGGCGATTTTTTCACTCAGTACGTTGTAGTAGTCGCTGGACTCCATTTCCGCGTCGGTGATAGGGTTCTTCTCCACCTGCAGCCGGAAAAGGAACGCGCTCAGGCGCTCGGCAGTGCCGGTCCAGAACGTGATCTCTGCCAGCACAACGCCCGCCACCGTGAGACACTGTGCGGCGAAGCCGAAGTCGACCGCGCTGCCGCTGATTGCGTAGGCGCTGCTGCCGTCCTCAAGACTGTCGTACCAGCCGCCGGTCCCATCGGGCTTTCTGTATCGGATGGTCATAAGTGTGCCGCTCGGCGGCGTCCAGGCCTCTCCGCCGTCCATAAGATCCGCGTGGACCCATCGCGTCAGCTGGTCGTCCTGCACCGCGTAGACGGTGACAAAATTCGGTTTTTGCAAATCCAGCGTCGTGTATGTCGTCGATCTCATCGTTTAATCCTCGCTTTCCGGCCGCTGCAGCCAGATCATCAGGGCTCCCTCTACGAGCGGCGATTTTTGAACGCAGTAGAGCTCTGTGAAACGGCGGTACACACGTTCCTGGCTCGCCGTTACCATTTCTTCTTTTCCTTCGTCGTTGATTGCCGGGAAGGTAAAGGTCTCCACGGCTTTTAGTTCGGCCATATCCTCTGGGTCGGAGAAGAACGTCTCTGCCTCAGCCCAGCTAAGCGCCTTTGTGTGTATATATAGAAACATGAACTGCTGCGAGCGTGTTACCGAGTCGCAAAGCAAGGTGTGTCCCTTTGCTGTTGTCAATTCTGTCATATTCTTCTCCTTATCCGCTGGCGAGCATGAGCACGTTGAAGGTTCTGCGTTGCTGCAGGCCGTCGACAAAATTGATTTGTCCGGGGTTGAACTGCTGTCCGTTAACAATCAGCGTGGAGCAACTGACACCGCCCTGCGTGTAGATCACACCGGCAAAGAGTTGGTTGGCCGCGATCGTGTCGTTATAGAACACCTGCAGGCTGCCGCTCAGTTTTGCATAGGCGATCGCCTGGTCGAGTACCTTCGGTCCTGTCACGGAGCCGTTAAGGATCTTCGTTGCCGTGACCGCGTCCGTCGCGATCTTGTCGGAGACGACGGCCCCGTTCGAGATCTTGTTCACGGTCACGGCCCCGTTTAAGAGCTTTTGCGCTGTGACCGCGTCCGTCGCGATCTTTTCGGTCACGACGGCTCCGTCGACGATCTTCATCACGCTCACGGAGTTGTCCGCGAGCTTGGAGCCGGTCACGGCGCCGCCGCCGATCTTCCGGGCCGTCACAGCGCCCTTGGCGATGTTCTTTTCCTTGACCGCGTCGTCCGCGATCCGCTTCACCGGCGCGGCGATCGACTGGGCCGCGGTGATCAGGCGGTTCCCGATCTCGATCGACTGATAGCGCTCGCGCAGCACGTCGTAGACCGTCTTGACGACGCTCGCCTCAACGTCGATCTGGAGCAGTTCGTGCCGGAGCGTCACCTTGTCCCAGAGCCGCACGTCTTCCAGCGTTCGGATCCCGCGGGAACCGGGCGGCACAAAGCTCGCCTTGACGCGCAGCGTCGGCTCGCCGATCTTCTTCTCCCGGATGTAGGTCTGCCCGGCGCTGTTGAGCTGTGCCACAGTCGGCTGCTCGTCAAAATCCGCGCTCAGATCTACCGGCAGGATCCGCGTATAGCCGAGGCCGCTCACAGCGGTCTGAACGCTGCCTACAATGAGTGCCTCATCCCCGTCCGCCCAGTAGGGCAGCACGCCCGTGTAGAACTTTTCGATGCTCTCCTCATGCGTGAGCTCGGTCAGGTTCTTCCCGTAGGCGATCACGAAGCCGCGCTCGGCGCCGCGGGCGCTGAGCAGCTGCACGCTGCGGCGGTCGAACTTCAGCTCCCCGCCGTAGTTGTAGGTCAGCGTGTTTTCTCCCCCGCCCAGCAGGTCCCAGGCCGGCGTCGGTTCTTTAACGGTCATCGGGTTCGAGACGTTGAGGTCCGTCGAGAACGTGAAACTGTCGCCGCCGAGGCGCCGGCTGTTCATATAACCGATTGCCTGCGCCGCGGTCGTGCTCGCAAAGGTGTTGATCGGCACGCCGGCCAGGTCATAACACAGGTGCTGCGCATAGATCACGAGCTCGCCGCGCAGGCCCTTGCGGACCCGCTGGATCCGGAAGGGCTGCGCCCGATCGTAGGGGTTCGGCGGCACCAGGATTTGATTTCCCTTTTGCAGCTCGCTCAGCCTCGGGCTCGTCCGCGGGACGGTGAGCGTCAGCTCAAAGGCGCCGTTGGCCTCCTCGGTCACAAGGCAGCTCGTCGCGTCCCGGATTGGACCGAGCCCGTGGTTTGTGTAGGCGTTTTCGCCTGCACCGTAAAGGATTGGGATCATAGTTCGTACCACCTCGGGGCAAGAGAGATCGCCGTGATTCCGCCCGTCCAGCCGACGGTGGAGTCGCCGGCACCCAGGCGGGGATAGTTTCCGGTGACAGCGGTGTTCAAATTGAACACCGCGCTGCTGTAAAAGTAGGCTTCCTCCTCTGCGCAGTCGAGCGTCATGCCGTCCGTGATCACGGAAATCGTCAGCGTTCGTCCGCCGATCGTCAGCGTACCGCTTCCGCTGCCGTAGACGGTGATCACGGGCTTTGCCGTGTATCCGGTCGGATTGCGCAGGACCTGGCCCTGCGCCATGCTGCGGGCCGCGTAGCCGCTCTTGAGAAAGCGCTGCGGCTGGCAGTCGAACTCGATCCGCGCCCGCCCGAACTCGTTGAGCGTGTTCTCCAGGTCGACAGGGCCGAGGAACTGGGCCAGGCGGAAAGTGTCGCGGTCATACTCGTCCGCGAGTGGCCTGTAGCCCTCGGCAAAGAGCCACCGCGCCGCTTTGGCCGCCACCAGGGGCAGCCCCGGCTTCTCCGCGCTCAGGTAAATGTCATACCCCTGCCGCACGTTTTCCCAGGCGTCCTCGTAGACGATCACGTCGCCGTTTCGCCCGGGGACAGAGAATTTTTCGTGCTTGCGTTTTGGGATGGGCCGCGGCGGATATTTTTCCACAAACACGCCCAGCGCCGTGCTGCGCACGCCGTCAAATTCGATCATGAGGAAAACACCGCCTCTCTGTTGGCCACGTCCTGCGCCAGGCGCTGGCTGAACACCTCGTAGAGCTCATCGGCGCTCTGGCCTTCTGCGCCGTAGATCGTTACGTTGACGCCGCCGTAGTTGAGACTGGTGCCGCCGCCGTTTTGCGCGGCGATCAGCGGGCCGAGATCGAACACGTCCCCGATCGCGGCGTCAAGCAGTCCCTGCCCCTCGCGGATGCCCTGGGCGAAAAGCTGCATCATGTCGGGCGCGAAGGTGTGGAAATCCGCCAGCGGTCCGATATCCGGTTCGGAGAAGCCGAGCCGCGCCTCGATCGCGCCGGCGACGGAGTCGACAGCCGCGACGACGTAGCTGTTCGCACCTTGCAGGATGCCGTTCGCGAGGCTGCGCATCATATCCTCGCCCCAGATCTCCGCGTTTGCGTCCAGGATCGCCATGTTCTGTTCCATGACGTTCTGCGTGTTCTGGATCGCCGTCGCGGCGGCCTGGCTCATTTCGTCGGTCCCCTCGGCGAACTCCGAGACGATTCCGTCGGTCGTGCCCGAAAAGGTCTGCAGCATGCCCTCGCTCTCGGTCCGGATCGTCTCGCTGGTCTCGCTGAGCTGCTGGGCGGCTCCGGCTGCCGCCTCGGCGGCAGTTGCTGTCTGCGCGGCCTGCTCCGCAGGGTCCGGGCCTGCCAAATCGGCGGCTTCCTTGGCTGCCCGCATCGCCTCATACTCAGCCGTGGCGTTAGTAAGGGCGACCCTGGTCTTGTCGATTTCGTCCTGCGCCATGGTCAGGTCGCCGCCGTAGAGCGCAAGATTGTCAAACGCGGCTTGTGCCTCCTGCAGCTTCTGCTCCAGATAGGCCACGTTGTCGGCGTATTCGGCCAGCTCGTGCCCATCGCCGATCTCGCCGATGGTTGCAAGCTCGTTAACGCGGTCGGCGACCGTCGCCACGCCGAGAACTGCAAGCCCGGCGCCTGCCGCCACGGTGCCGCCGCTGACGCCCAGGAGACTCCCGACCATATCGAGCCAGCCGTAGAGCTTTTTTGTATCTTCAACGACTTCTTTGACGATCGTCCCGGCTTTCCAGGTCGCAAACCCTGCGCCGATCGCCTCGACCGTGCCGATAACGGCGTCGCCGTGCTCGGCCAGAAATCCGGTGAAGTCGCCCACCTTTTCCGCCACCGTGCCGACCAGTTCCCCAAAGGTCTCCACGCTGCCGTTTTCCAGCAGTTTGTCCTGGAATTTCGTCAGCCCGGGCAGCGCCTCCAGCAGGATTTCGTTCTTCAGGCTGTTGAACTTGATGTGCAGGTTGTCCAGCGAATCGTTGTAGGCCGCGGCGTTCTGGATCTGCTCGCCGCTCATGACGCCGCCCAGCTCGTGGATCTGCTGCCGCAGCGCTTCGGTTTCCTCGGCTGTCATGTCCAGCACGGGGCCGAGCTGCTTCGCGAAGCCGGAGCCCAGCAGCTTAGTGGCCGCGTACGTACGTTCACTGCCGGCGTCCATCTTCTGTAGCTGCGTGATGACCGCCTCGAACAGCTCCTCCGGGCTTAAATCTTGGATTTCCTCCAGGCTGAGACCGATCCGCTCAAAATCCTCTCCTGCCGTTTTGGTCGCGCCCTGCTGAGCCTTGGCAAGCGTTGTGAAGGCGGTGCTCGCCGCCTTCATGGAGCTTCCGTTCTGGCTGAGAACATAATCCCATTCCTGGTAGGCGTCGGTGGAAAACCCAACGTTCTGGGCCGCCTTGCCGATCGCGTCGGCGTGCTCGGCCGCGTCGCCCACAGCGTCGATAAACTGTCCGCTGTATTTAATGGCCCCATCGACCATATTGGCCATACCGGCGACGATCTCCGCCCCTGTTGTTGCAATATTCTCTTTTAGCTTTTTTGTTTCTTCCTGCGCGGCGAGGTTTTTCAGGGCCTCGTCGAGGGCTCCGGTTTTTTCAGTCGCCTTTTCCGTTGACTCCGAATATTCGTCAATGGACTTTGTTGCTTTTTCCAGCGAGTCGGAAAACTCTTTTTCGCCCTCCGCCTCCAGGCGGATGCCGGTTTTTACGTTATCGGCCATGTCAGCTCACCTCCAGGGTCTCAAGGAAACTGAGTTTTTTCTGCTGGGCTTTGGGCTTGGCCCCGTTGAAAATCGAGAGGCAGGCGATCATGTCGCGCATTTCACCGATGCGGGTACAGAGGATCTCCTGCTTGCTCATGGCGAGCTGTCTTCCGTAAAACAGGTACCAGGCGGTGTTCAGCTCGATTTTGGGGCCTTTTCTTTTTTTGGGGGCTCGGCCTCCACCGTGCGCCCCTGATCGCGTAGCATGGCGCTCAGCGCCTCGCTCTGCAATGTCTCAAACTTCCACTGCGGAAGCAGGAGCAGCTCCTCCGCGGTCAGTGGCCGCTGTTCGTAGTTGGGCCCCTGCTCCATGGCCTGCGCCTTCTCGTACCAGCGGGAAAGGATGCAAAGCATCTCCACGCTGCTGCCGATCGCGTCGGCGCTCCGTCCGGTGAGGATTTCCCGGAGGCCTCGCAGGTTCTCGCCCGGGCAGAGCCGGGCCAGTTCCTGCTCAGCGCCGACGCTGAGCAGGAATCCGTAGGGTCTGGAAAACAGATTGTCCATCGGCTTAGGTCGTGGGCAGTGCCTGGGCTGCCTCAAGGCCGAGGATCACGCGCACGGTGTTGTAGGCCTCCAGCTCCGTCGCCAGCGGCTCGCTGACGCGCTGCCAGTTGTGCTTGGCGGTGTCGTCGCGGTTGAGCTGAGCATTGAGCTCGGTCGTCTGCCAGTCGATGTCCTCTTCCTCGGTCGCCGCCGGCAGATTGAACTGCTCGAAGCGGCACTTGGTATATACGACGGCCCGGAAGAGCTCCACGCCGTTGGACTGGCTGCGCACGACGGCGCCGACGCCCACATAGGGGATCTGCTGCCCTTCGCCGTAGTCCGTCATGTTGACGGTAGCCTGGCCGACCGTCACGGTGCTCGCCGCCGCGGCGCCCAGGCCCATGATCAGCTTTTCGGCCGCGGTGAGCAGGCCGTCGACCGTCAGGCGCATGGAGCCGTTGCGGAAGCGCCGCTGCGCGGTCTCGGCGCTGCGGTTGTTGGCGTAAAAGATATTCTCGTCGCCCGACGTGGCGACGTCGGGATCCAGGCTCACGCCGCGCGCGAGATCCATGCCGTCGGTGTAGGTTACGGTCCCGCCGTTGTTGTTGTAGAGCGCAACGACCGGGAACGAAAAGCCGGTTACCACCTGGCCGGCCGCCAGGGTATTAGGATCAACTGCCATAGTTTTTTAACTCCTTTTCATTTGTCCAGGATCTTGCTGATCTGATCGGTCGCGGTCTTCACCATGGCCCGCTGCATCTGCGCGCTGTTTGCTCGGAACGTCGGCGCGATAAAGGGCTGCTCCAGCATGGCGGAGCTGCCGTGCTCGCAGCTGGCCGCGATCATCACATTGGGCTGACCGTTTGGCCAGCGCTTTGTTTTCACGCTGTTGTAGCCGTCGAAGCCGACCTTGACAGAGATGATCCTGCCCTTTATTTTCATTGTGGAGATTCCGAGGCCGTTTCGCAGGCCGTTCTTCTGAGAGACGGTTAAAATCGTCGGTACGCCTTTGCGTGCCGCATGGATGCCTTCCACGTCCGGCACGCGGGAGAGGCCGTTAACGCTGTTTCGCAGCGCATTTGCGGCGACGGCTGCGCCGTCATACAGCGCCATTTTGCAAATGCTCTTGCCTTCATACCCCAGTTTCCGGAGATTCCGCTCAAAGGCGTCAAGGTCTTTGAGGTTCACGCTGAGTTTAGGCATAGCGCACCGCCCAGATCCACTCATAGTGCCAGAAGCCCGTGTCCTCCTCGTACTGCGACGAATTGAGGCGCCAGGCGATGCCGGCGCTGTTCAGAGACCTCTCAAAGTCGTCTTTCCAGGGGTCGAACTCGATCTTGGTATAGAGATTCGTGCGGCCGCGCTGGGCCTTTTCGACGTGGCGGTTGTTCGCCTCCAGGTCGTCCCGGCCCTCCTCCTGCCACACAAAGTAGCGCTCGGATTTGAGCCGCTTCCCGTGGCTCACCGCCGACGTGACGGCGGTGTGGGCCGCGATGATTGTTTCATACCAGCTCATGCTCTCT